GAAAGACGGATTGTACGAGCATCTCTATACGACAGATCATATGAAAAGAGCTTACGACGAGCTCACGAAAAGACCAGGGATCGGCGAGTATTACGGATTTCATTGTGGAGCCTCTACCTCAGTCATTCCATCAACAAAGTATCATCATGATCAGAGATTTGTTGCACCAGGACCAGGAGCTCGTTACACGATCGCTCTTTTGTGGCCCGACGCTCCTAAGAAGCTCTACGCCGAATCCATCTATTTCTTACGTGAACAGAGTGATAACATCGGCCTTGTTGATGGAGTTGATTTCCATCCAAATGCTTATAACATCGATAATGTATTTTCAGAACCTCAAGACAGTCTCAAATACTATGGTACTGAAGTAGCAGCATGTCAGTTCGGAATATATTTACAGATTAGAAACGATCCAAAGGCGTGCGACCGCCGTAGAGTATCTCGAATTAAGACAATGACTTCAAGTACATTAGAGGATTTTTTAGTATGACCGTGAAAACAGTTTTAGCAGCTCCATTCATCCCATGTTCGTTTCAGATGACTAGTCATAGAGCAGCTCAAGGCGCGATTTATGCTGATCTTCTTAAGAGTATGGGTCTTCCGCATATCGATGTAGCTATGAGTACTCCAAGTGTTCAAGGCGATTCAGCTATTGAAGCTAATAAGACAAAAGACTTTAATGTGTACGATCATATGTACATGTACCATGGGAACGACTGGCAAGGACAAGAAGACATCAATCTATTTGGCGGAGTCAGAAATTTTCCTCACGCATACAATACTCGTAATATCAGTCGTTTCAAGGGCGACGTCTATTCAATTCATTGGCCAATGCCAGACTATGCAACCATGCTTGAGAACAAGATCGCTGGATATGTACGTAAGCATGGAACTACTGATGGTATCGTCAAAGAATTCTTAGAAGTTGATTTTGATAATTTACGTGCGATGCAATCAAGAGCTAAAATCATTGAACCATTTGGCCCGTGGCAGAATATTGTGATTGGTGACAGTCATGCAATCTGTATGTATCGTCCAGGTTGGAATGTTAACTCAGTTCCGTTTAAGACTCTTCATGGAGCTTTGAATGTCGGCCTTGATTCTTTTATGCCGAAATTAAAGACGATTAAGAACGTTGAATTCTATTTTGGTAATATCGATGTTCGTCATCATCTTTGTCGTTTTGATGATCCAATAAAAGCTGTAGAGGACCTCGTCGATAGATATATAGATGCAGTAGACAAACTTCAATATGAGACCAAAGCGATCTACGAACTTCTTCCTATCGAAAATGAACGACGCAATATCCCTAAGAGCGGCCACTACGAAGGTACACCCTTCTTTGGTTCGCAGGCAGAGCGAAATGCTGTTCGTCTTCATTTCAAAGAATATGCAATGAAGAAAGTACAAAGTACTTCTGTCGTATTCAAAGAGTGGATCACTCCAGTTTTCTATAACGAGCTTGGCGAAATGGACTTTAAGGTCATGGAGAGGCCGAAGTCAGTCCACTTGTCAAGAGAGCACTATCCTTATTGGCAAGGCGCTGAGTACAATAATAGCAAGAAAAGCACGCTCGAGTACTTTTTTTCATAAAGCAGTAACATTTTTCATGAAACACGCAACTATTATACCATTAATCGGCGGCGAAGTTTTAGCATCAGACGAAGTTTGGGGCAATCGTCCTGATTACATTCTAAGCTACAGCCCGTTCGCTGCTAACGAGAGCCATCTCCTGAACTACTACGAAAATGAAGTTCCGTATTTTGTTCTCGATAAAGGACAAGTTCATCCATATAGTGTAGACGTAATTTCAAGCGTGTGTCCATGTGCAGGACTTAGTCAATACCATCACAAAGCTGGCGAAGACAATCCAAATAATCAGTGGATGGAGAAGACGGCTAGATATATTCTAGGAGAAGTTAAGCCAACTGTGTTCTGGGGAGAGAACGCTCCAGCTCTTCCAGGGAAGATTGGTAAATTCATGCTTGATAAGCTTAGAGCAATCGCCAAAGAAAACGGCTATGGTATGAGTCTTTATCTGACGAAGAACATCAATCATGGAATTCCACAGTTCCGTAAGCGAACATTCTATTTCTTTTGGAAGAAGTCAGAGCTTGGTAACAAAGTTCCAGTGTTCAACTACATTCAACGCGAACATACTAAAATTGAGAAAGTAATCTCAGGAGTAACAGCAAACTTCCAGATGGAGCCAATCAATTCAAAGACTCCATCGGTTGATGATCCCTACTATCGGTATTTGTTGGAAGTTGTCTATGATGGCATCACACATCGAGAATATTTTGATATACTTGAGACTACTAACGTACGTGGTAACGATGTCGAGTCATTGATTGAGAAAGCCGGATACACTTATGATCGCGTCGGTAAGTGGATGGAAGAAAATGGATACGATCGTGAAATTCCAAAGTGCGAGCGCAAGTTTAAGAAGTTAGCTGACGGCGGAAATATTATGCGCCGTGGAACAATAATTCCGAAAGATTATATCGGAGCATTCGTTGGACATTACCCAACGATGCTAACACATCCATATGAAGACCGGTATATCACATATCGTGAAGCCATGACGATCATGGGACTACCTGCAGATTTTGAATTACTTAATCCCGAGCGGTCAGTGAACCATATTTGTCAGAATGTTCCTTTTCAAACTGCTAAAGATATGGCTACAGAAGTTAAAGAAACTCTAGACGGTAATAGAACTATGGTAGAAGCTGATTGCCTCTTCCAATCGAATTTGAATAAACTATATGAGGTATGGGATGAACGAACGGCCGGGACTCTTGACTCCTTCTTACAATGAGGGTCATGACTATAAGTATGCTGAGGATGAACTCCTTGCAGAACTCCATGAGTACATTGAAAAGACTTATGGACAACACTATTCACAAAATCGTTTTCAAGCTACAGAGTTTATCGTCGACTCTGGTATGGCTCAAGGCTTCTTGCTCGGCAACGTTATGAAGTATGCTCAGCGTTATGGTCGTAAGGGTAAGCCCGAAGATTGGCGTAAAGACTTGTTCAAAGTTATTCACTATACGATGATGATGGTTCATGCACACGATACTGGCCAAGGAGCTAAAGAGTAAATGGAAGTTAAGATTGAAATCGAAGAACTTAGAAAGCGAAAGATCTTCGTTGCTACACCAATGTATGGCGGCATGTGCGGTGGACAATATACTAAGTCTACTGCTGATCTAGCAGCTCTTGGAGCTCATTATGGAATTGAGATTAGGTTCTTCTATCTCTTCAATGAGTCTCTTATTACTCGTGCTAGAAACTATTGCGTAGACGAGTTTCTTCGCTCTGATTGTACGCATCTGATGTTTATCGATGCTGATATTGGATTTGATCCGAACGATGTCTTAACTCTCGCAGCGCTATCTGCAGATGATAGCGGATATGATATCATCTGTGGCCCATATCCAAAGAAGACTATTGCCTGGGAGAAGATCGCTATGGCAGTTAACAAGGGTTTTGCTGATGATAATCCAAACGCTCTTGAAAACTTTGTTGGTGACTATGTTTTCAATCCCGTTGAAAACACAACGCAAATTCCTCTTGGAGAGCCGGTAGAAGTTCTTGAAGGCGGTACTGGATTCATGATGATTCAGCGTCGTGCATTTGATAAGTTTAGAGAAGCTTATCCAGAACTTTCTTACAAACCAGATCATATTCGGACTGCAAATTTCGACGGTTCTAGGGAAATTCATGCCTTCTTTGATACTGTGATTGAGCCAAAGCTCAAACGGTATCTTTCAGAAGATTACATGTTTTGCCAATGGTCTAGAGAAATCGGGCTCAAAGTATGGATGTGCCCGTGGATGAGACTTAGCCATACGGGTACCTATACTTTTGGCGGAAGTCTTGTTGATTTAGCTCAAATTGGAGCTAATGCAACAGCAGATTGGAACGAAATAGGGAAAAAGTAGTTTCATTTCAACTACTTAAGTGTTATAATGCATCAAAGGAGACAATAGCATGAAACTTTCTGGCCGTACCGTAGCTCTTCTAAAGAGTTTTACCGGCATCAATCCATCTATCTACGTAGCAGCAGGTAGCGCTCTTAAGACGATTTCAGTACAGAAGACTATCTTCGCATCTGCAACAGTCGATGAAGAGTTCGAATCTGAATTCGCTATCTACGATTTGAACCAGTTCCTCGCAACTCTGAGTCTTTTCAAAGAAGCTCCTGAGCTAACAATTGGAGAACATTCAGTTAAGCTCAAAGGGAATGGATCAGCAATTGAATATTTCTTTGCTGACAAGTCAATGATCACGGCTCCTCCATCAAAAGACCTCAGTCTACCAGATGTAACAGCTGAATTTGTTCTTACAAAAGAAGTGTTTGCAAATTCAATGAAGGCTGCAAGCGTTCTTCAGCTCGAGAACTGGACAGTAGTTGGTAAAGATGGAAAGATTAGTATCGTTGTTCAAGATACTAAGAACTCAACATCTAACAAGTACGACACTGAAGTAGGAGAAACAGATGAGACATTTCAGTTTGTATTTCGTACAGAGAATTTGAAGCTAATTCCAGGCGATTATCAAGTTAAGATTTCGTCAAAGGGTATTAGTCAATTTTCTACAAACGAAGACAGAGTGAACTACTTCATCGCAGTTGAATCTACAAAATAGAACTTAAAAAAATATAGCATGGAGAGAGATGATGAAAGAATTGTGGGTCGAGAAGTATCGTCCTAAGACTATCGAAGATACTATTCTTCCAGAAGATTTAAAGAAGATCTTTCAGAAGTTCGTTGACGATGAGTACGTACCAAACCTTCTTCTATCTGGAAGCGCAGGCGTAGGTAAGACAACTGTAGCAAAGGCTATGCTAGAGCAGTGTGGTTTTGACTACCTCGTGATCAACGGATCGCTTAAAGGAAATATTGATACTCTGCGAACTGAGATCATGAACTTTGCTAGCACAGTTTCTCTTGTTGGTAAGCGCAAGTACGTTATTCTTGACGAAGCTGATTATCTTAATGCACAGTCAACTCAGCCAGCTCTTCGTAACTTCATGGAAGAGTACTCTAAAAATTGTGGCTTTGTTCTGACTTGCAATTTCAAGAATAGAATCATTGAACCCCTGCATTCACGGTGTTCAGTAATCGAATTTCGTGTGCCAGCTTCGCTTAAGCCGAAATTGGCTATGGAGTTCATGAAGCGTGTCGAGAATATTCTTAAAGAAGAGAGTGTAGAATATCAGCAGCAAGTAGTTGCAGAGCTGATTATGAAACATTTTCCCGATTGGCGCCGTACTCTTAATGAGCTTCAACGATACTCTGCTGGTGGCAAGATCGATACTGGCATTCTTGTAGCCATGAGTGACGAGAATTTTGATTCGTTGATCACGTTTCTCAAAGAACGAAATTTCAAAGAAGTACGTAAGTGGGTTGCTCAAAATCAGGACATCGAGTCTACAGTTCTATATCGTAGACTTTATGATACTGCATACGAAAAACTAGCATCGAAGTCAGTACCACAATTGGTTATGCATATTGCTGATTACTCATACAAGTCAGCCTTTGTTGCAGATCAAGAGATCAATACTGTCGCTTGTCTAACGGAGATTATGGCAGACTGCGAGTTTGTCTAATGGCCAAAGCCAATCCGTTTGATTACATCAATGCGATTAACGAGGGTAGAGATATCACTCGAGGCACTGAGAATGATGATCTTGCAAGAGAAGGCTATAATCCTTTTCTAGCTAATAGACAATTCTCGTACTTCCCAGACACGCTGTACGTAGCAAATGAGATGAACCAAAGAGCTCATCTGCCAAAGCAAGCCCAGTTTGACTTTCTGATAAATACAGTGAGACCAAGGAAGCGGTTCGCTAAGTGGGCCAAACCCGAGGAACAGGAAGCTTTGGAAGTGTTGATCGAGTATTATGACTATAGTCATGAAAAAGCTCTTCAAGTCTTAAGCATATTCGATAAAGCCGATATAGCCGAGATAAAGAAGAAGCTAGAAAAGGGTGGAGTGAAAAAATGAGCTTCAGTATTGACGACCTTGTAGAGGTCACACTAAAAACACCAGACGATTTCCTAAAAGTTCGCGAAACTCTTACGCGAATTGGAGTCGCTTCTCGAAAAGACAAGATGCTGTTTCAATCATGTCATATTCTGCATAAGCAGGGCAGATATTACATTGTGCATTTTAAAGAACTGTTTGCTTTAGATGGCAAACCTTCGAATTTTTCAGACACAGATCGCGCTAGGCGCAATACTATATCTCTTCTACTAGAAGAGTGGGGGCTAGTTGATCTTGTTACTAAAAGCATTCTTGAAGAAGAGAAAGCACCGATCAGTCAGATCAAAGTTCTTCCATATAAAGAACGAAACGAGTGGGAACTCGTTCCAAAGTACAACATTGGAAAGAAACGCCCGCCTACAGATTAGGGCTATTCTGCACGAAGATCTTTTTTGGTCTTCTTGCGATTGTACACTTTCTTAGAAGAGACAACACGCTTCCGATACTTTGAAGTGCGGAGCTCTTTTGCGATAGCGTTAACTTTTGACCGATAGTTCATGATATTTCTCCTCATTGGAGATACATTGTACCATAGTACGGCCTTCTTGTAAATAGCAAAATTCGCATAGCGAAACTATATATGACTGAAGTATTCTTGAAGTAAAGATATAGGGCTTTAGCACTATATCTTGTTTACATTCCATCACAATTGTGATATGATGAAGTATTCAGCAAAGAGGTAATTAGGCTTGACTTCGTTTTACACCAGCGTAGAGCGCGTTGGAAACTTTGTTTACTACATTGGTTATGAAAATAACAGGCGTGTCAAAGAGAAGATTAAGTTCTCGCCGACCCTGTTCATTCCAACAAAAAACAACACAAAGTTCAAAACATTACACGGCCAACCAGTACAGGCTATTAAGCCCGGTGGTATGCGTGAAGCGCGCGACTATATTGAACGTCATTCTACTGACCATACAAAAGTTTATGGTAACCAAGATTACGTGGCTCAATATCTCTATGAGCGTTTTCCAAACGGATGTAAGTTTGATCTTGATGTAATCAACTCAACAAAACTCGATATCGAAGTTCAATCAGACGCTGGTTTCCCAGAGCCAGCAGAAGCTCTTTATCCTGTTACAGCAATCACGCTCAAGAACAATCTTGACAATGTGTTTTACGCATTCTCGACTGTAGAATATAATGTCTCTAAGACTATCATTAAGTCTTCTAGTGTAGTCTATACTAAATGTGAAGACGAAGCAGATCTGCTCAAGAAGTTCATTGCTCACTGGTCAAATAGATTTCCAGACATTGTTACTGGCTGGAACAGCGACTTCTTTGATATGCCGTATTTGATCAACCGTATCATGCGGTTACTTGGAGAAAATGCAGTCAAGATGCTTTCGCCATGGATGAGACTGCCAAAAGCAGTAGCTCGTTTTGAAGGTGTGAAGTACGAAATCCCTGGTATATCACAGCTTGATTATTTAGCTTTGTTCAAGAAATTTGGTTTCACGTATGGCAACCAAGAAAGTTTCAAACTAGATAACATTGCTAACGTAGTTTTAGGCGAGAAGAAACTTGATTATTCTGAGTATGGTTCTCTTAATGAACTTTACCGGCTAAATCCACAGAAGTTCATCGATTACAATATCAGAGACGTAGACCTTGTCGATAGAATTGACGATCAGACTGGTTTCATTTCGCTTGCGCTCACGATCTGTCATATGGCGAACGTCAATTATGAGTCGGCAACTGGTTCAGTAAAACCATGGGACTCATTTATCTATAATGTACTGATGCGTCAGAACATTGTTGTTGAACCTAAGAATCCACCAATGAATGATCGTCAGATCGAAGGTGCTTATGTTAAGCAACCGCTCGTTGGTATGCATGACTGGGTCATGTCTTTCGACTTGAATTCGCTGTATCCGCATTTGATCATACACTATAATATGTCTCCTGAGACTATCGTGGATGGCATAATTCCTGGATTGAATGTAAACGATCTGCTTAAGAATGGTCAACCACAAAAGCTTCCACCAAACACTACTGTTACTGCTACTGGTCAGCTTTTTAGAACAGACGTTAAAGGTATCTTCCCTCAGATTGTCGAAGACATGTATGATCTTAGAACTGAGATGAAGAAGAAAGCTATTGTTAGTAAACAAGAATTAGAAACCACAGACAAAGCAAACAAAGACCTCGTACTGTCTATCAAGCGAGATATTACGCGTTTTGATAATCAACAAAACGCAGTCAAGATTTTCATGAACTCGCTCTATGGAGCTATGAGCAATATCTACTTTAGATACTACGACACTCGTATTGCCGAGGCGATTACAATCAGCGGTCAGCTTACAATTCGGTGGTCTGAGAAATACATGAACAATTATCTCAACAGAATTCTTAGTACAACTTCAGACTATGTTATTGCAATTGACACCGACTCAATATACGTTAATTTCGGACCATTGATCAAAAAGATGACTGAAGACGGAGTAGTTAAAGATCCGTGTCGTACTCTTGATCAGATAGCTGAAGCTCATCTAGTTCCAATGTTAGCTGACGCTTATGAAGAACTTAGAGTTATGATGAATGCTCCTGTACAAAAGATGTCAATGAAGCGAGAGATTATCGCAGATCGAGTCATCTTTACTGGCAAGAAACGATACGTCGCGAACGTCCTCAATTCAGAAGGTGTTCAGTATGCTGAGCCTAAAATTAAGATCACTGGCATCGAAGCTGTGAAGTCGTCTACTCCGCAGATCGTTCGCGCAATGATCAAAGAAGCGCTTGGTATTATCATGACTAAAGACGAGTCATCTGTTCAGTCTTTTATTGATGACTGTAGAACTAAATTTAAAAAGGCTCGCCCTGAAGATATCTCTTTCCCTCGTGGAGTTAGCGATATTGAAAAATGGGCAATGGGACGAACATACAAAAAGGGAACACCCATCCACGTCCGCGCTAGCATTTTGTATAATGAGCTGCTAAAGATTGGCGAAATAGACAATAAGTATGAGCCAATTAAGTCTGGTAATAAAATCAAATTTCTCTATTTGAAGATGCCAAACCCGATTAGGGAGAACGTTATTGGGTTTCCGTCAGTTCTTCCACCAGAGTTCAAGCTTGAACGGCATGTAGATTATGATAAGCAGTTTGAGAAAACATTTATTGAACCTATTAGGTCAGTTATGAATGCAGTCGGTTGGAACACTGAACGCATATCAACATTGGAGGATTTCTTTGCATAAAGATATCAATTATTCCTGGAAATGAGCATGCTCCAGACGAGATCATGCGATATATAGAAGGCTCATAGTTAGCGCTTCATACATCGCACACAAGGAGAATACAATGACAAAAATACAAAACTTTCTGTCCGTTATGGACGACAAAGACCTCCACCTCATTTCAGACGGTAAAGGAAGCGGAGAATTTACTGGCTTCATCGATACTGGATGCTATGTACTCAACGCAGCATTGTCTGGATCGATTTACGGTGGAATGGTCGACAACAAAGTTGTCGCTATTGCTGGTGAAGAAGCTACTGGCAAAACCTTCATAGCGCTTGGTATCGCCAAATACTTTCTAGACAAGAACCCCGAAGGCGCAGTGTTTCTATTTGAGACTGAAGGTGCTATCACTCGAGAGATGCTCACTGAAAGAGGCATCGATACTGATCGAGTAATTCTTGGTGAACCGGTAACAGTTCAAGAGTTTAGACACAAAGCCATTACTGCAATCGATAACTACATGAAGATTAAGCAGAACGATCGCCCTCCTCTTCTCTTTATTCTTGACTCACTAGGACAACTTTCAACTACGAAAGAAATGGAAGACACGGCTGAAGGCAAAGAAACTCGAGACATGTCTCGGGCTCAAGTTATCAAAGCCACATTTCGAGTTCTTAATCTTCGATTAGCCCGCGCTAAGATTCCGCTCATTGTCACTAACCACGTTTATGACGCCGTTGGAGCTTACATTCCGACTAAAGTTATGTCAGGCGGTTCTGGTCTTAAGTACACCGCTAGTCAGATCTTGTTCCTTTCAAAGACTAAAGATAAAGATGGCAAAGATGTTCAGGGCGTGTTCATTAAGTTCAGGATCATCAAGTCGCGTCTCACTAAAGAAAACCAGATGGTCACAACTAAGCTTTCATACAAGACCGGACTTGACCGATATTATGGTCTATTAGAACTTGCAGAAAAGTATGAATTGGTTAAGAAGCTTTCAAACCGTTATGAGTTGCCAGACGGAACAAAACAATACGAAAAGACGATATACGCTGATCCAGAGAAGTTCTTTACTAAAGAACTGCTTGATCAGATTGATTTAGCTGCCGCAAAGGAGTTTAAGTACGGCGATGGAGAACAATCAGAACACGACGACGACATCAGAGATGACGACACCGAAGTTAGAGCCGAATAGTTCTGAAACTCCAATAGAGTTTACAGAACCACAGAGGAAAAATCCTAATCGAAAAGAACGCCGTGCAATGCTTTCAAAGCGGGGAGAATATGGGCGAAGAATACTTTGGATTCGCATGATTAACGGAAGAGAACTTCAGTTTCACGCGACTAAAGGAATTCGCTCATACATGAAGAAAAAATGAATACACCACAGTATAGAATTCTTGAAGCCGTAACACCAGACGAAGAAGATATTGATCGTCTAACATATGGCGAATATGGAGATCAGGTATCTCCAACAGCCATGATTAAGCTAGAAGATGGACCGTTCTCTGGTATCATCTATAGCTATGGCAGAGTTAGCGGGCAAGAAGAAGAAAACGGCGAGTTCAGACTTTCTTTCACGTATGAGTTAATTGATGGTGAAGTGAAAGAAGAGAGTCTACAACAGTTTGAAACACAACTAGGCGATGTTCTTGTAGATACGATAATTTCAAAGGAAACAAATGCGAGTCGAACAGACGATAATCGGGAATCTGATCAGTAACGAAGAGTACACTAGACGAGTTCTTCCATTTATTGAGCTAGAATATTTTCAATCTAACATAGAGAAGACTCTCTTCTCAAAGATTAAACACTTTGTTGAAAAGTACAATAGCTTACCGACCCATAAGACTCTTCTATTAGAGATCGAATCAGATACTACGATTACTGAAGGCGAGTATTCTGAAGTCCAAAAGTATTCTTTCGATTTGGACGAAGAGAAAAAGGATCTGGGTTGGTTAGTAGACCAGACTGAAAAATTCTGTCAAGAGAGGTCTGTGTTCAATGCGATCATGGACTCGATTGGTATCATCGAAGGTCGCGATAAGTTTCGCGACAAGGGAGCAATTCCAGAGCTGCTTTCAAAAGCTCTTAGTGTATCATTTGACTCTACAGTTGGTCATGATTTTCTAAGCGACTGGGAAAATAGATACGATCTTTACCACGTTAAAGAAGATCGAATTCCGTTTGACATTGATATGCTCAACGTGGTTACGAATGGTGGTCTTGTTCGGAAAACTCTAAACGTTTTCTTAGCAGGCACTGGCGTTGGTAAGACTCTTACCATGTCCCATATGGCTGCAGCAAATCTTATGGACGGCAAGAACGTTCTCTATATTACTATGGAGATGTCAGAGACTAAGATCGCTGAACGTATTGATGCGAATCTGATGAATGTTCCTATCCAAGAACTTCAAGATTTGACGCGTGATCAGTACGAAGAAAAAATCGCTAAAGTTAAATCTAAGACTATGGGACGACTTGTTGTCAAAGAATATCCGACTGCAAGCGTCGGTGCAAATCACTTTAGATTCTTGTTGAATGAACTGAAGCTAAAGAAGAACTTTGTTCCCGATGTTCTTTATATCGACTACTTGAATATCTGTGCTAGTTCTCGGCTTAAGATGAATGCTAGTGTTGGTTCATACACTTACGTCAAAGCTATCGCAGAAGAAATCCGTGGTCTCGCAGTTCAATTCAATGTTCCTATCGTGACTGCAACACAGGTTAATCGAAGTGGATATCAGAACAGTGATCCTGAAATCACTGACACTTCAGAGTCATGGGGTCTTCCTGCAACTGCGGATCTTATGTTAGCGATCATTGCTAATGAGTCTCTTGAAGCTCTTCAACAAATTATCTTCAAACAGTTGAAGAACCGATACAATGACGTTTTCAAACATAAGACGTTCGTCGTTGGTATTGACAGACCAAAAATGAGGCTTTATAATGTTGAACAGTCAGCTCAAAATAAGCTAACAAATAGCGATCCATCAGCTAATAGTTCAGGCGCCGATTGGCAAAAGCCTAAGAGCGAAAAAAGAGATTTCGGCTCTTTATTTAGTTGACATTTTGACTAGCTCTGTATAGTATATTACTAATCATACTAAATTCATATAATGAGGAAAACGATGAACATCGATAAGATTCGTGAGCAAGCTCAAGCTGAAATTGATGGCGAACGCCATGACGAGGCTGTTGGTCTTATTAGACTTAAGCTTAAGCAGATCGAGAATGCTAAGAAAGTTTTGAGAAACCTTGAGCATGAGCTTGAAGTTCTTGAAGAAGATCTAGCCGAGTAATTAGCTTTGAATTACCGGGAGCAGTTAAACGCTCCCAACATTGAGCTTTATTGGCTTGGTTGGCGGGCGAATACACACGATTTGCAATGGCAGGGTTGGAAGTTCTACATTGAACGAGACTTTGTTAGAGATTCTGCTGCGCTCTATTTCGAGCATCCTGAGGGAGAAGTTCGAGGAGTCACAGATTTTTTGCCTTACAAAGAAATGCGTGATGCTGTTTATGACAACGATCATCGTATAGTCATCAGGGCTAGAGTTCGTTTAGCAAAAGACTTTCAAATCAGAACTATAGGCAAGCCACCAGAATTTGTAGCTGTTGACATGTCTAACGATTATGTTATGATGAACGATTATACAAACATGTTAAGTGGTTTGTTTCGTCCATTAGAGAGCGGAATTCTTGTACCAGAAGATGAGTCTAGCGATTTGCTTGAGAGAATTCTTAAGCTACAAGAACCATCTCGTCAAGACCACATCAAAGCAAGAGTGGCTAAAAAGAGACGTGATCATAAGATCATAAACCTTCCAGCCAATATCATTACATTCCAGAGAGCTGCATGAAAACTGAAATCAAAAAGATTCGAGAACGAATTCTCTTGTGTCGCTCCGAAGCTAATAATTTTCGGAACGACGGTTGGATAATGGAACACTATGCTAATGAGCTTCGTAGTCTTTGGTTATTGTTGAGTGGAGTGAGAGAGCTTGTACCAGAAGAATATAGGGTTGGAAATACAGACGATCGGACTAAACAAAAAGAAGAGCAAATTAGCGATTGAAGCAACAAAATTTTTTGCAGATAGACTGATGTCGAAAAGACTTGCATCAGTTATTTCAATTGATATTGATCTCGATATTAAAGCAAGCGAAAACGAAAACGAGTTAGAAAATTCTGCAGAATGTGCTTGGAATGATGACAATTTACGTCCTCGTGAATTTACGATCAGTCTAAGTCGAAAAATCTTAAACGACGAAGACGAATTTCTTTTGTCGCTCGCTCATGAGATGGTCCACATAAAACAAATGGCTAGAGGCGAGCTTAAAGAGTTATTTAGAGGCGGGTATCGTCGAGTCTGGAATAAGAAAAATTATGGCTCTGAGTATCGATTAGATAATCCGTGGGAAGTTGAGGCTTATTCATTACAATCTACATTAGTTGAAGAATTTCTAGCGCATAAATAGCTCATCAACGGAGATGAGCCTTTGTTAAAACTTACAGTTGCTGAGCAAGAATCTCTTACTGGTTTCTTTATAGCAACTAAACTGCATCACCCCAAGACTGAGTATTCTTTAGAAGATCTTAGACAATACGGCCATCCGCATATCAATTGTGCTTTCAATATCGATGAGCTCTATAAGAAAGCTAATGAGAAGTGGTTATCATCTGCTAGAACAGTAGCAGATACTCTCGTTAAATTCATCGGTCAAAAGTCTCTAATAGTCAATCATCGAACAAAGAGCAAGTTTGTTGAGAATATATCTCAACGAGCTAAAGTACTGATTAAAGAATCTGATCATTCGATGAATCTTGACAAGTGGAATCCAGCTGACGTTTGGTTAGTCCACAAAGACTTACTTAATATAGACTTCAAACAGTTTGGCACAATACAAGAGCTCAATGCTTGGCTTGAAGATATGTACCACGCCGAAAAAGTATTTGGTGTGTCGCTTAAGCTTGTTGGTAAGAAAGCTAAAGCTGAAGTCATCAACAAAGACACAAATCCAAACATCGAATATAAATCTCATAGCACTGGCAAAGTTGGTTTTCTCAATTCTTTAGATGGTGTAGTTGAGTACAACCTCGGAGAAATTAGACTTAGAAATTTCGGCCGCCCAGAAAGTATTAGCGCAGAAATTTATGGCGATTTAGCTGCGGGCGGCAAGGTTGGCTCTAGCCAGCTTTTTGCTATTATGAGAAGATTTGATAAGAATTTCAAGACTGTAACTCATCAAGAAATTACTCACGAATATTCACGGAATGCTAGTGTAGTCTATAAGCGTCTTTATGAGGCAGCTTTAAGACTTGATCCAATTGGCATGCGTCAAATGAGAGTAGACGAATTCATTACTCAAATTGAACGAAAAGATAACGCTCTCAATTATGTAATCTCAATGGTGCAAGTTTCTGATGTATTAACAAGTATCAGTAAAATGGATACTGCTCACAAAAATGATGTGATGACCGCCATTATCTCATACGCTTCTTCAGCTACAAAAATCAGTTCAGTCTTCATCAAAGTCCACGGCGATAAACCTACAGATCAAAACCTGAATACAAAGCCGGCAGTTCAAAAACGCGGCGCATTCGTAGGTACTGTATTTCATGGATCTAATTCAATATTTTCGAAATTTGATCAACGTAAAGCTCGAATAGCTAATGACTTTTATGGCGGCGGCATCGCGTACTTTACAGATGATTATGAAGTTGGTAAGTCATATGCTAGAACAATGTCACGCAAAGAAGGCGAACCAATAGTTTATACAGTCAGACTGACTTTGCGCAAAGTATTTGATGTAGAGCAAACATTCACTGGTAAAGATCTTCTTGATATTCTACCTACAGATTTAGACAAATTTGCCCGTGGAGCTGGGCTTTTTGTTATGGGTAAAGATACGTTTCTCGTACTAGCAATGCTTAAGAAAGGTACTCTTGAGCTCAGCGGCGATCAAGTATTCAAAGGACTCTCTGGTGGCATGGTAAACACTGCTGGAGCTAGATCTTGGCTGATTAAGAAGGGATACGACGGCCTTCGATACAACGGCGGTCTGAATATGAACGTCAAGCAGCACAACGTGTATTTAGTCTATAAGACTGAGTCTATTCGCATCGAAAAGCGGACTAGAATCGTTAAAAGATAAATAGCAACAGCAGTAAGTCTGAGGAAAACCTGCTGTAGCCAGAATTTATTATTTGCGGCTCCCGTGGTTTTCTCGATTAAGGAGACCAAATGGAAGAGCTGAATACTGAGTTTACTGAAAACGAGCTTCAAGCATATGTTGACGCCGTCGAGTTAGAAACTCTAGACGAGGGCGATCTGTTTGAGCCAATCGAAGAAGCTAAACCCCTAACAATCCAACAACGCATCAAGCGCTCGAGATTTCTTAAAAGAAATTCAAAGCGCTACGCCCGCCTTCGTAGCGTTAAATCAAAGCGAATGGCTCCAGCAGATCGCTTGAATATGCGCTCTCGCAGAGCGGCAATCAATGTCCTTCGCAAGCGTGCTGCTGGAAAGCATGGGGAACGATATTCAAGTCTATCTCCAGCTCAAAAAATGTCAATCGATCGTGCAGTATCTACACGTGCTTCTCTGATTGGAACGCTTTCAAAGCGCTTACTTCCAATGGTTAGAAAGAAGGAAATGTCTAGATTAGCAAAAGCTCGTGGAGTTGGAAAGACTAACGAGTCTTTCAATAACTACATGAAAGAAGAGCACATAAATAAGAAGCGTCTTGATGCTCTTGTAACTAAAGCAGAAATTCATAACCTCTCTATTGATGAAGTCTACGCAGCGTATCACACTGGGCTTCAGATGTGGGAACAGTATAAAGTCGGCGATAAGTTCCAACACGCTTTTGGCCACGTTAATTCGTTTATTGCTAAGCTTGAAGAAGGTCCTTCTTTAGATCAAGCTAAGAAAAAGGTTGCCCGCGAAAGAACTAGCGACCGTGAGAAGCATAATCGAGAGCTAGATCGAGCTAAATATCTTGACAATCTTCGACTTGGCCGAATGAATGAAGGCGGTTCTGGTACTGCGCTTCAAAGACTTAAAAAGTTTGATGCGTCTCGAGTTGCTGCTGGTAAGAAAGCTATCTTTACAGATAATGAGCCAAAAGGTAGCAAGCGAAGAGATGCTGCTCAACAACCCGGTCCTAAAGTTGTAAAGAAGCTTGGCAAATTTGCAGAGCATGTTGCTTCTTTAGACGAAGCTAAGTTAGCATCAACTGTAGCACGCGGAACTAATACGAAACCTCCTGAATTAGATAAAGCTAAACCTGGTCATGAACTTTGGCATGTATCAGTAGGAAACAAACATAGTAAAGTTCAAGTTCCAAAAGGATCTAGTGAAGATCATGTTAAAATTCACACTTGGAGAACTTGGCATCATGCTCAGTTCGGTCATAGGTCGATCCATCCCCAGTTGAAAGTAAAAAAAGTCAATGAAAACACTGATTTGAACAAAGCTTTTACTGCTAGTTATGATGTCGCTCCTACTGCAAGGCAGCTTGGCATTAAGATGTCTGGTGGATTTGCTCATCACCAAGACACTCTCAAAGAGATTGAAGAGGCTGGTGGAGCTGGCGAGTGGGGAACTAATCCTCCTGTGAAGAAATACAAAAAAGATACTCCGGGAGAAAAGTAAATGACTTACCGTCCATTCAACGATATTGATTCTGTTGCTCGTTCAGCGATGAGTCTTTTAGAAAAAGTTAAAGATATTTCAAAGAAATCTATAGCTGGAAAAGAACCAAAAGACGAAGTAGACGTAAAGCCACAGTCTGTTGGTAGTCCTCTTGTTGCTGAAAAGAATGAGATATCTCCATCAGCAATGCATAAGAAGACTAAGATCGTTCGTGCTATGAAACGCAACAAAGACTCTTTCCACAAGCGCTATGGTAAAGATGCAGAAAGCGTCATGCATGCTACTGCTACTAAGATGGCTCGTAACGAAGGTTTTGAGCTTGACATGACTAAAGATGAGCTTATTGAAGAGATCGGTCCACTTGAAGAGATTTCAGTTCATGCGAACGACTCAGGTTCAAATTTCGAAAAGCGCGGTAAGAGTCTTAACAAAGCGTTCAAAAGAATTGGCGGGATTAAAAATGCTGCTGATAAATTAGCGAAAGAAGAAGTTGTTGCTGAACTTAGCGACAAGACTTTAAACAGCTACGCTAACAAAGCTAAATCATCTGCTGAAAAGCACGATGCTGCAGGAGCATACGGTGGTAATTCTGAGAAAAACGCTCATAAAGCCGTTCAAAGAAGAATCGGAGCTCTTAAAGCTCTTAGTAAGATTGGGTAAGGAGAAAACCAATGACTAACATCGACCAACTTAGAGCAAACGTTGATATGCTAAAGAGAGCAAAGCTTCGTTCAACTTCATTCACTGAGGTCGCTCAGGCGAATATGCGTCATATGGCCGCAGCTCGTCAACTTGATGCTGCTGTTCGTCAGCAAGCATCTGCTCAGCAAACGCCGCCGCAAGTTCAAGAGACTAGAGTTATTAGCGAAGGCCACGAAGAACAGAAGAGCGAGTATCACGGCAGGGCTGTAGATCAGGCTCAAGAGATTGTCAACCATTTGAAAAAGGTTGAGAAAGACTACAGCTACTGTGACTTCAAAGAAGTTTATCGTCGCCTTGAAGATGTTGCTGATGAAATGGAAAACATCTCGCAAAATAGTCAAGAGTCAAAGAAGATAGCTATTCAAGATCGTAAGCGTGATTTGAAGCGTCTTAGCGACTCTGATTAGCGTCTTCGGCTTATAAATAGATCGTCAATTTGATTATGCCGAGTAGTTAAAGACAAAAACGAAAAGCGAAAGGAACGCAAAACAAATGTCCACTTGGGGTTTCAATAGAGAGTCAACTCAGACTGTTAACGGTGCTAACAACGCAGCAGCTCAGGTCGCGGGTTACCAGCCTTATGCGCAGGCAGATTATCTAGCTTCAAAGCGCAATGTCGTAGCTACCAACAAGGGTTGGGTTCGCAGACAGATTAAAACAGATATGCACGGTACAACCCGTACAATCGATGAAGTTCTAGTAGCAGCCAACCCTGGAGTTCAGGGTATGGACTATGCTTCTAACAACTATCTTGGTGATTCAGATATCAGTCAGGTCTATGTAAAGCTGAACGCAAACGGTTACATTTCCGCAAACGTATCTGCAAACCTTTATGTTGTATTCAATACACCACTTCATTTTAAGGCTTCAGGCAACCTTTGTTCGATCAGTATTGCAAACACTGTCGGTGGTAACCATGGACTAGCATACTTCGCTAACACTGCTGCTCAGTCTCGTATCATAAATGCTAACAACACATTAGTATTTAAGATGCCCGCCCTTCAAGGTGGTGCTGGTTCAGTAGCTGCAACTTACCATGTTAATGCACAGGCTATTTCAGTAACCGGTAATCCGTTGTACAATCCTGATAAGGGCATTACGCATACGGCTAACCTAACTATTACTGGTGCAGTATCTAACAACATGCTTAATGGTGCAGGCGCGCTAGTCACGAACTTCCAGGTAGCACGTCCAGCTGGCCAAGTCTAAGGAGTAGACTATGGCTGATCAAAAAGTTTCAGGTCTTTCAGCGCTTGCTGCACCAGCAAGCGCTGATCTACTTCTTATTATCGATGATCCAAACGGAACGCCAGCAAGTAAGAGTATTACAGTTAAGACTCTTTTCGGCAATGTTCCATCGAATACCGCGATTGCTGGTTTACTAACTGCTTCAGCTAATGCAACTTTCTCTGGATCTAATACGGTCTTTAGCTCGAATGCTAACTTCACTGGAGCAACTGGTCCTAAGATCAGTGCTGGAGTTGTAACATTAAGTTCGGCTACTACAGTCTCGTCTAACAATGCAACAACAGTACTCAGCGGCGGTGGTCTTCAGGGATCAATCTTCTGGGATGCAAATTATCTCTACGTAGCCACGTCTAATACCGTAATTAAAAGGGTAGCGCTCAGCGTATTTAGTTAGTAATTTATGCTTTTTGATTCTGTTGATGATTCCACGTTTATGTTGTTTGCTGTTCGTTCTTACGATAATCCAAACTGTACTTCTGTAGATGAGTTTGAAGATGATCTTAAACGAATAAAGTATATCAAACGTCTCTTTAAGAAGTACAAAGATTCTGGAGAGCTTAAAGAACGGCTCATCTTAAATCATTTGATAGTTCTCTATAATGTATTCCAAGCAGAGTCGATGACGAAGATGCTGTGTTTCAAGCTCCATGATTATATAGCAATATTGAAATCTTTTTTAGAATATATGAGCTACTGGCCAAAGATTGTTCGCGGAGTAAGTAGTAGAGACATTGTTAGCGAGAGCGTTATTGCTGACGTTTTTGTAGCTTCAACATTAGCGAGAATTTAATGGGTAAGGCTATTGATCTTTATCTTGTATACGAATTCATTCGTCGCCTTGCAACTCCGTTCGATAAAACAAAAGCATTTGAAGCTGGTCTTATCGATGCTAATGGCAAGCGCTTAAAGAAAGCGTCATCTAGAGAAGAGAAAAACGCGCTAACGTATTTTGATCGACTCATTTTCAATCTTAAAAGAATACTACAAAGAGTTGGCGCTGGTGGAAAAATCAGTACATATGCTGCTGCTCTATTGCTTCTTCGTGAAAATACTGAAGAGCTTTCAGAGCTCAGTGAAGAACAGTTAGAGTACATTCTTAATGATCAGATCATATACATGCAAGAAAGCAAAATGACTTTTCAAGACCTGATCAAAGAGGAGATCGCGAATGCAACTGGAGCTGCCGTTGCTGGTACAGGAGATGATGGCGTTCATTGGGCTAAGCAAAAGCGTAGTCCCGGCCGGCCTAAAACCGTTGGCCGTTACATCAGCGGAACAGCTTATCTTAAAAGAGCAGCTAGAACTTCCATTAAGAAGCGAAAGGAGTTTCTCGCTCGTGCGGCTATCTCCTAATTTTACAGTCGAAGAATTCATAAAGTCTGATACCGCTGAACGTAAGAGTTTAGACAACTCAATTCGCGATCACAACATTTTTGATAACGCTGTAAATTTAGCTGAAAATATTCTCCAACCAGTAAGAGATAAATTTGGAGCTACGTTCATTAGGTCTGGATATCGGTCAATCGAATTGAACAAACTTATTGGCGGTGCTAGTACTTCTCAGCATACTCTAGGACAAGCGGCTGATATTGAAGTTTCTTCAGCTTCAAATTATGAATTAGCTTGTTGGATCAGAGATAATCTAGAATTCGATCAGCTTATTCTTGAATTTTATACACAAGGTAAACCATCTTCTGGATGGGTGCATGTTTCTTATCGCGCTGATGGAAAGAATAGAAACGGGTGTTTGACTGCTTCTAAGACTATTTCTGGTACTAAGTACATAGTAAGTTTAGTCCCCTAATGTTCGGCATCTTTTCATATGTAAAGATCGCAGTTGTAGTTATCATGATTGCTAGTATAGCTGGGGCAGGAACTTATGTTCTTAAGCTACGCGGTGACAATTCTGCTTTGAAGTTGAACAACCAAAAGCTTGAGATAGTAGTCGATAATCAAAAGACAGCATTAGAACAGCAAAAGATAGACTTTGCATCTATTCGAGCAGCTGTAGCTCAGCATGAGATAGCGAATAAGAAGCTCAAAGAAGAAGTTACAGCCCTCGAAAAGAAGTTCAATAAGATCAATGCATCTGGAGAGAAGCGTGATCTTGGCGCTCTTGCTAAAGAGAGGCCAGCTCTAATCGAAAGAATTATAAATAGAGCAAGTATTAATGTTTTAAGATGTCTTGAAGTAAGTATGGGAGCGCCTCTAACTGAGGCTGAGCGCAATGCGACTAAGAAGTCTGAGATCAATCCAGAATGTACTGGCTTGGTCAATCCTAGTTTTATTGACTATTAGTCTTCCAGCATGCTCAAGCGTGAAGGAGCTCGTAACGTTTAGCAGTCCTGTTGAACGTCAGCCCCTCAATTTAGACCATCCTGATCCGATTGATTTGAAACCGGTAGAATGGACGGTCGTGACTGAAGAGAACTTCATTGAAGTTTTTAAAGTCATGAAAGAGAAGGGCATTGATCCTGTTATTATCGGGGTTGATGACGAGAACTACGAATTGCTCGCTCTAAATCTCGCCCAAGTTCGTCGGTATATCTTGTTACAAAAGGACCTGATTAACAGGTACAAAGAGTACTACGAAGGCGGCGAGGATGTCAGAAACTAACGAACTCGATACTAACAACGACGGCTTAGTTAGCGTTGTTGAACTTGAAACGGCACATAAAATCGAGATGATCGAAAAGCAATCAGCACAACGTCAAATGGCATGGACTGCTTTGATTGCAATCATTGTGTTTACAGCCTTTATGTTTTCGCCGTGGGTTCCAGATTCTAAAGTTGAACTATTATCTGATGTGTCTGGAATGTTCTACGTTTCTATGGCGACTATCGTTGGCGCTTTTATGGGTATGACAGCATGGATGAGCAGAAAGTAGTAACTTCAATGAACGACGAACTCTTAAAGATTAGAGAAGAGATCTCTAGTCTTAAAAAGGATGGCGAGGTTGTTAATCTTCTAGTAAGTAGACTAGACATAGCTCTTGACAAGCTTACAGATGTATTCACCGGTATCAGTAAGATCATGGCTGTTCACGAAATTAGACTAGAGCAGAATGAAAAGACAAATGAGTCTATTCTAAAACTTTCAGAAGAACGCCGCAAAGAGACAAAGTTAGAGCTTACAATACTCAAAGAAGCTCTTACTGAAAAACTAGATAATCATCACCATAGCCATAGTGAGTCTATAAAGAGAATAGCTGAGCGCACTTCTTCTCTAGAGAAGTGGAAGTGGTACGCTATTGGTATAGCTGGTGGCGGTTTCTTTGCGCTTACTCAATTAGATAAGATTTTCAAACTTTTTTAATTAGGCGTTTACTTTACTAATCGAGATGATATAATGCTATCTTGGTTGGTGAAGAATGATCTGGGTAGACGTCAAGTACGCAAATTTGCTTTCTGTACAGTTGGACCTTTACAAGGTTAAGCAGCAAAGTCCGTATCTTGCGAGTTTTCGTTGCCCGATCTGCGGCGATAGCCGTAAAAGCCGCACTAAAACGCGCGGCTTTTTTTATGCTAATGGAAACGATTTGTGGTTTAAGTGTCACAACTGTCAAGCGGCACACCACTTCAATACTTTCCTCAAGATAACTAATGAAGATCTTTATAAACAGTATGCTATGGAGGTTTTTCGTGAGAAACACGGAGAACGAAAGCTTAACACAGAACCCGCTACTTACGAGTTTGATCCGCCAGATTTCTCTGCTGCAGGACTACTCGATCGAATGCTTCCCCGTATATCATCTCTCCCCAAATGTCACGAGGCCGTTGAGTACTGCAGAAAGAGAAATTTACCGAGAGATTCGCTCGATCGCCTCTACTTCATTGAACACTCCTTTGACATCGCAAGGATCGCCGATCGATACGAAGGAATCATCACGGGCAAAGAACCAAGGATTGTCATCCCCGCTTATAGCCGTGGTGGATTACTCACAGGAATTACCTGTAGAGCTATTCGTGGAGAAGAGCAGAGATACGTTGTTGCTAGGCTTAACGAACAAGAACCCATGGTCCATTTCATTGACGAAGTAGACTTCAGACAGAGAGTATATGTATTAGAAGGAGCGTTTGATGCGCTCTTCATCAAGAATTCAGTAGCAGTCGGCGGCAGCGACTTGAAGAAAGTTATGCGTGTTTTGACTCATGTCGATGTGGCTCTTATTTTCGATAATCAGCCGAGGAATAAAGAAGTAGTCAAAATCATGGAACGGACAGCCAAACTTGGTTATCCAATCGTTGTATGGCCAGACACAATTAATGGTAAAGACATAAATGAAATGATTGAAAATGGAATGACTCGAGATAGTGTTATGGAAGTGATAAATACAAACACATTCCAAGGACTATCTCTAGTAGCAAAACTTGGAAAATGGAGAAAACGTTGACGGGCACTAAAAAAGAGTTCAAAGAACTTTTAGCTAAAGTTGATTATGAAGGTGGATGGGAATCGATGCTTAACTACAGCGATCCACCAAACATATATAAGTTTCCTAGTATCGCTAAGATTTGGGACAAAATTAAAGTTTGAGTTTGAAGAGCTCGAAGGTGAGATTAATTTTTATGCAAATGAACTCGGACTCGAGCTAGACAATATGGATGGTATGTAAGATGAACCCGTTTCCACATCAGAAAGTCTCTGTCGTCTCGTTTACGATCCCGTTCATCGAGGGTTGTGAGACTCCAGAAGAGTTGATATCATATACTGCCCGCGTATCTAACCCAGGAAATCAGAACAATAAAGAGACATCTGAAAAATTAGTTGGCTATCTGATGCGCAATGCGCACTGGTCTCCGTTCGAGATGGTAGATGTAACAATGGACTTATGGATGACCAGAGATATCGGTCGTCAAATTTTACGCCATCGCTCGTTCGTCTTCCAAGAGTTCAGTCAGCGCTATGCAGACCCGACAAAGATGGAATTCGCGCAACGCGAAGCTCGTCTTCAAGACACGAAGAATCGTCAAAACTCTGTTGAAATCGACGATAATGACTTGCAAGCTTTGTTTAATCAACGTCAGCAAGAAGTATGTTTTGCCGCAATCGAAGCCTATAGGTGGGCGCTTGAAAACGGTATTGCTAAAGAACAGGCTCGAGTATTTTTGCCTGAAGGTTTGACAATGAGCCATATGTATATGAAAGGCTCAGTGAGAAGTTGGATTCACTATCTTCAGCTTCGACTTGGTAATGGAACTCAAAAAGAACATCGTGAGTTAGCAAAAATGATTGCTGCTGAATTACAAACGGTGCTTCCATCAATTATCAAGTCGACGCAAGGAGAAGAATGGAATACTTAGGAATAGAGCTTTCTCCACAAAGAGATATTTTGTTCGATGAGTACGGTGTTAAGCGTTTAAGAGAATCCTACATGGCGGAGAACGAATCGTCTCCTCAGGAGCGACTCGCTTTCGTCTCAAAGACATTTTCAAGTAACCCAGAGCACGCTCAGCGACTCTATGATTACGCATCAAAACATTGGCTGTCTTATTCGACTCCAATCTTATCTTTTGGACGTTCAAAGCGCGGGCTTCCAATTTCGTGCTACTTAAACTACATTGAAGATACGGCTGAAGGTCTTGTTCAAAATTTGAGCGAGACTAACTGGCTGTCTATGATGGGTGGCGGTGTTGGGATTGGTTTCGGAATTCGTAGCGCAGACGACAAATCAACTGGCGTCATGCCGCATCTTAAGATGTACGATGCGTCTTCACTAGCCTATAGACAGGGAAATACTCGTAGAGGTTCTTACGCAGTCTATCTGGATATAGATCATCCAGATATTATGCAATTTCTCGAAATGAGAAAGGGAACTGGCGATCAAAACTATAGATGTCTGAATTTGCATCACGCAGTTAACATTCCTGATACGTTCATGACGATCATCGAGAAATGCATGATCGATCCAGAAGCTGATGACTCTTGGAACCTTGTAGATCCACATAGTCGCGAAGTTAAAGAGACTGTGTCGGCGAAAGAACTGTGGCAGAAGATCATTGACTTGCGAATGCAGACCGGCGAGCCGTACATGCATTTCATCGACCAATCTAATAACCAGATGCCAGATTGGCTGAAGGATAAGGGACTGAAGATTTATCAGTCTAATCTCTGTAGTGAGATCACTCTTCCTACTTCTAAAGACCGAACTGCTGTGTGCTGTCTTTCTTCAGTAAACCTTGAGTATTATGATGATTGGAGCAAGAACAAGCTCTTCCTTAAAGATATCGCTGAGATGCTAGATAATGTTCTTCAATACTTTATCGATAATGCTCCAAACGAGATTGCTCGAGCGAAATACTCTGCAGAACAAGAGCGAAGCATTGGTGTCGGAGCTCTTGGTCTTCATGCGTACTTTCAGAAGAATAATATTCCGTTTGAGAGCGCGCTAGCTAAGTCACGCAACATGGTCATGTTCAAGCATATCAGAACTTCTCTTAACAAAGCTAATAAAGAGCTTGGAGAAGAGAGAGGTTCAGCTCCTGATGCAGAGTCTGTAGGTCTTCGGTTTAGCCATGTTATGGCAATTGCGCCAAATGCTTCGAGTAGTATTATCATGGGTAATACTAGCCCGTCCATCGAACCACTTAGAGCTAATGCATATCGCCAAGATACTTTGTCTGGATCATTCTTAAACAAGAACAAGTTCTTAGACGTAGTAATTAAGCGCTATTGTAACATCGACGAGAAGTTGAACTATGCTGATGTGTGGTCGTCTATTATCAGTAGTGATGGTTCAGTCCAGCATTTGAAGTTCTTAACCGATGATGAGAAGGACGTGTTCAAGACTGCTATGGAGATTGATCAGAGATGGATTGTTGATCTAGCCGCTGATCGTCAAAAATTTATTGATCAGTCGCAAAGTGTTAACGTGTTCTTTAGACCAAACGCGAACATCAAGTATCTTCATGCTGTCCACTTCATGGCGTGGAAGCTCGGTATGAAGACTCTCTATTATTGTCGTTCAGAAAAAATTGGTAAGGCTGACAAGATTGCTAGTCGCATCGAACGTGACATCATTAAAGAGATTGATATGGCTGAAGTCGCAGCAGGAGAGACCTGCTTGGCGTGTGAAGGATAACTCGATAAGAACAGGTAGTTGAGAATGAGAGACCAAACTATTGAAGAGCTAGCGATCGAAGAATGTCCGTTTTTGTGGACTAAGGAGCGCATGATGATCTACGTACTTAGACGTACACTCCCTTTGAAAATAGCTCAAGATATCGTTGATGTTCAGCCGATGCCGAATGTTGACCTGAAAGCTATAGCCCGACACTCGTTGTGGCAGTCATATTGGAGAAGACACTTTGGTTAAGACAAAATTACAGGATAGTAGAGACTCATTCAAACCCTTCAATTATCCATGGGCTTACGATACGTGGCTTAAGCACGAGCAGTCTCATTGGCTTCACACTGAAGTTCCACTCATCGAAGACATCAAAGATTGGAAGAATCGGCTTACAGTAGAAGAGAAATACTTCTTAACTCAGATCTTTAGATTCTTCACTCAGTCTGATATCGACGTTGCTGGTGGATATGTGAAGAACTATCTTCCAAACTTTCCACAACCAGAAGTACGAATGATGTTGATGGGATTTGCTGCCAGAGAAGCTCTTCATATTGCTGCGTATAGTCATTTGATCGAGACTCTTGGAATGTCAGAAGGTATCTACAATGAGTTCCTCGAATACGATGCTATGAGAGAGAAGCATGATTATTTTCTTGACAAGGTAGAGAATAACGCGGTTTTGCCTGTAAAAATCGCAGCAATTAGCGCATTCACAGAAGGTCTAGCTCTGTTTAGTTCGTTCATTATGCTCTTAAACTTCCCGCGCCATGGTAAGATGCGTGGTATGGGTCAGATCATAACTTGGTCTATCGTAGACGAAACTATGCATGCCGAAGGAATGATCAAACTCTTTAGAACATACATTGAAGAAAATAGAGAAGTTTGGAATGACTCAACTAAGAAACAGATCTACGACATCGCTGAAAAGATGGTGAAGCTTGAAGATGACTTTGTTGATCTAGCATTTAAGATGGGTAAGATAGAGGGACTTCGCATTGAGGAAGTTAAACAATACATCCGGTACATTGCAGATCGCAGACTCATTTCTATGGGGCTTAGAGGGATATTCAAAGTTAAGAAGAACCCGCTTCCTTGGGTCGAAGAAATGATCAACGCACCAACTCATACAAATTTTTTCGAAAATCGCGCAACTGATTATGCCCGTGGAGCTACACAGGGCGATTGGTCTGACGTCTGGGCAGATAAATAAGAGGATGAGTAATCCAATCCTTACCAGTAAGTGCACTAACTGCGAAGCTGAGTTCGACCTTGAATGGTTTGATGCAGAGTATGAGGCAGAGTTCTGTCCATTTTGTGGTGAAAGCCTAGACACCGAAGAAGAGCTTGATGAAGAAATTTATTATGACGATGGTGTTGGTGAGGAGAACATAGAAGATTTTTAAGTGTACGAAAACCCGTGGCTTTTTAACGGAGTTCCGTATGACAGTCCAGATAAGTTTGCTGGTTTTGTCTACTTAATTACAAACAAACTCGACGGCAGACGATACATAGGTCGTAAGTACTTCTGGTCTATTAGGAAGCAGAAGGGTAAGAAGAGACGTCAACGTTCAGAAAGCGATTGGCGCGAGTATTACGGGTCATCGCAAGAGCTTCTTGCAGATATTGAGAAGCTTGGAGAAGAAAACTTTGAAAGGAGAATTCTCTCTCTGCATACGACTCGGGGTGATGTAAATTACGAGGAAGTACGACAACAGTTTCTCCTCGGTGTATTAGAAAGTGATGAATGGTACAATGAAGCAATTGGAAAATACCGACGAAAGCCACAACACATCGTCGAAGGACGCCGCTACTCTTCCTAATCATCTCGGCTGTCATCTAAACAAAGTGCATACAGATCGTGGAACTCTCTATTATTTGATAGAGATGTTTCAAATCAAGTCAATGCTTGATATCGGCTGTGGACCAGGAGACATGGTTCGTATTGCTAAACACCGAGGCCTTGATGCTATTGGTATTGATGGTGACTTTACTCTCAAATTCAAAGACAGTAAAGTATTAATCCATGATTTTTGTACAGGTCCAGCCGACCTTGGCGATTCTAAATTCGATCTAGCGTGGTCAGTAGAATTTCTTGAACACGTTGATGAGAAGTACGTTGATAACTACATGCGAGCATTTGCTCGTTGTAAGTACGCAATTGTTACTGCTGCTCCTCCAGGTCACGGCAGTCATCATCATGTCAATGAGCAGCCAAAAGAATATTGGATAAAAACTTTTGCTAAGTACGGCTTTACATTTTCAGAGACTTTTACGAAAGAGATTCGAGAAAACCGTAGTAACATGCGTAAACCGTTTATGCAGAAGAATGGTCTTTTCTTTATCAATACTGAGAACAATGGAAGATAGAATCAAACTATTCGTCGGTTGCTCTCCAAACGGAGAAGACGCTGAATCTATGGCTGTTCTCGAATATACAGCAAAAAAGAACAGTTCATTGCCAGTTGATATTACTTGGATGAAGATTAGCGAAGATCCAGAATCTCCATGGGGCGGGTGGAACACAACTACTTGGTCTACTCCATTCAGCGGATTTCGATGGGCGATCCCCGAAGTCTGTGGCTTCGAAGGTCAAGCGATCTATATGGATAGCGATATGATCATCCTAGGAGATTTAGCTGAGCTATGGAACGCTCCTTTCAAGCCAGGAAAAATCGTTCAGGCTAAAGGCGGCTGGCGTTTTTGCGTAGCTAAATGGGACTGTGCAGCAGCAAAAAGTTTCATTATGCCGATCAACAGAATGAAGAAGCTACCTGAAGCTCATCAAAGGATGTTCAGTATTCTGAATGCTAAAGAGCATTTAGTTCAAGTCTTTGATCGCCAATGGAACAACTTCGATGGTGAGAACGATAAGCTTGAAGACATTAAGATCTTACATTACACAGATATGTCAACTCAGCCGCATTTAGCTATGGCTCTTGAGAGATTAGAAGCTAGAGGGCGACATCATTGGTTTGATGGAGACTTAAGACGCCATAGAAGAGAAGACGTGATCGAACTCTTTATGAAAGAGTACCGCGAAGCTGTAGAAGCCGGTTACACTGTTGACACGTACGAGCCAGATGACGTAATCGATTTTGTAAAGCTATCACAGAGAGGTTATGTAGCAGCAAACGGCTTTGATGTTACAAGAGGTGAATAATGAAAATTGAGATGCCAAAAGTAGCGAAAGACTTGCTGGGGAAGACATCAGTTCTATATTGTTCTTGCGATTCAATCTACTTTAGAGAACACGCTTCGATATTAGCGGCAAGCGCTCAAGTAAATAAGACTGACTTGCATATCAACGTAGTAAATGCAGATAAGGGTGCTCAAGATTTTCTTCTAGCTGGAGTTATTGAGCGCTCGATGCCATATGTTACTGTTAGCTTTTCTACTGCTGATTTAACTGGAGTCGATGCTAGAACATATTTTTCATGCGATAGATTTATAACAGCATCAGCGATTATGGAGCACGTAGAACGTGTTATGATTATTGATGCTGATTGTTTGATTATGAGTCCTGTTAATTGGTCAGCCTTTGAAAACGCTGACTATTCTCTTTTTACTCGCGATCCTCTCCCAGGAACTACTGGCATCGAACATATTGGTACAAAGGTGGCTGCTGGTTGTGTGTACGCTGCTGGCGACAAGGGAAGACGGTTTCTTGAAACTGTATCAGATACGTTGAGACGTAGTAATCTTCGTTGGTTCATAGACCAATATGTTCTTTGGTCTGTTCATGAGAAGTGGCAGAACGCTGATATCATTTTCAAGCAAGTTCCTGATGAATTCATTGACTGGGATTTCCGAAAGGACACCACGATCTGGACTGGTAAAGGTCCGCGCAAATACGAAAACCCGCAGTATTTAGAAGCTAAAGCTCAATACGAGCGTATATATGAAACGATCATCAAAGGAGGAGCAATTGCGAGTCTTATTCCTTAAGCCTAGGCTCGACGTCACGTTCAAGCAGGGTTTTGTACCAGAGCAGCGCGGTCCTATTCCTCCGATTAGAGAACATTGGAAACGCTTCGCTGAAATGTGCGAAGTCCTTTTGAGCACATCAAATGCTGTTACTAAATATGATAGCGTTGAGATGCCTCTATGGCAGATCACTCCTGAGTTTGCTATGAGTTACAAACCCGACGTTGTATTTGTTCCTCATCGTGAGGACCACAACTTTGAGTTACCTCCTCACGTAGCTGTCTATTACTATATGCAGATGGTCTTACCTTGGCTGTTTCAGATTGATAAGAAGGGCTGGTGTGGTGGAGCCAGCGTTTATCCAATAGCTCCAGATTATGACAACCCAATCGCTCTGTTCAACAAGATGAAAGAAGAGCTGATTGTTAAAAACGTAAGCAAGTTTGATCAACCTCCAGTACGTAATCTCGTTTTACCAGATCAATTTATTTTCTTTCCATGTCAGATTCCTCACGACCAAACGATTCAATACCACTCTAAAGTATCTGTAGTTGAAGCTCTAAAAGACGCTCTAAAATTCGGGCGTAGCATTGATGTACCGGTCATTGTTAAAGGGCACCCAGTTAATCCAGGTTCTATGGTAGAACTTAGAGACGTGTTTGTTTCTAATCGACGTGCTGAAGATGAGTGGTATGACAATGCGTCGATTCATGAGTTGCTAAGCAAGTGCGCAGCTATGTTCACAGTCAATTCTGGTACAGGAATCGAAGCTGTGCTCCACGAAAAACCAATCTATACGTATGGCAAAGCTGAGTATGATCATGTAGCGCATAGAGTAACTAATGAATATCCAGGCGTTCAATGGTCTAAGAGATATCAAAAAGTCTTTTCATACCCAGGCTTCTTCAATGCTTGGTATAAATCTATGATGGACACGAACAAGATCATTGCTGATCAGTCTGATAGACTAAAAAATGCTAACCCAGTGCTTTTTAATGTTGACATTAGCAAGCAACTTTGATAGTATAAACACATTGGAAGATTAGACGCCACGTAGAGACGCACGCAATCCGGTGGGTATAAATTGTTCAACTCTTGTAGTTGGATGTTATCATCTAATCTTCCAAAAAAGTTTTATCTTTAGTGAAGTTTTTGTTGACACTGAAGATATATAGTATAGAATGTTAAACATGAAGAAACAAAGATCGAATATGCTTTCACGTCCCGCCACATATTGGCAGAATTCGGAGTCTACCAAGACCCTGTTTGCGTCATGTGGAAATGATGAAGGCGTAGCAATAATTTAGGTCACCAAGAGTAGAAATACGAGCTCTTAGGTGGCCCACCAAGTAATTGGTGGGTTTTTTATTAGGTGGTAGCGGAACGAGGCTGCAAGACGCCACCTTAAACAAAGTCTGAACGGGCGGCCCTGAGGATGAAACCCTAATAGACTGGGGGAGTAAAATTCAGGCGATATGATTAGCTGCACAATAGTGTAGTAGTCTAGTGGGATAGCAAACGACTGCGTCCGCGACTGGTATTTGCTCGCTATGCGAGCGGCTTGCGAAGAGCAAGCGATTATGGTGGGGGGTGCGGATCCACACTAAACTAACGCACACCAAATTTTGGCAGGGTGGAGCAGTGGTCAGCTCGTCTGGTTCATACCCAGGAGGTCGCGGTGTTCGAATCCCGCCCCTGCAACCAATAACGGGTTAGGAAAGTCGCGAGCTGCGGCAGACTAACCGATCTTCAATGGATAGGCATTCCCAGGAGAGATAAGCTGGCTGTAAACCAGTGGCCTTTGCGCTGAGTAGGTTCGAATCCTACCCTATTCACCACTTAGTGGTTTTCGAAAACAGCTAGACCATGTCAACGGTATCTCGACTGATCATAGGCTAGAGAACCTCCGGTTGCTCTGTCCTAACTGCCATTCGCAGACACCAACTTGGTGTGGTCGCAACAAGTAATATGGAAGAATGGCAGAGTCTGACTTAATGCACTCGCCTTGAAAGCGAGAGAACCGAAAGGTTCCGTGGGTTTGAATCCCACTTCTTCCGCCAACAACGTGCAGAGATGCGGACTTCAATCCGCCTGGACACAACTGTGTCTTGTCTTCTAAGAGTTAAGGATACTGTACATCACAACAACGGTTAGTTGACAGAGCGGTCGATTGTGCTCGCCTGGAAAGCGAGTGGACTGAAAGGTCCCAGAGGTTCGAATCCTCTACTAACCGCCACTAATGTGCAGAGACGCGGACTTCAATCCGTCGGGACACTATGCGTCTTGTCGTCTAAGAGTTAGGATACTGCGCCGCCTCTAAATACATGGTGAGTTGGCAGAGTCTGGCTTATTGCATCTGTTTCGAAAACAGACGAGCCCGCAAGGGTTCCAGGGGTTCAAATCCTCTACTCACCGCCACTATAAGTTACCTAGAACTTCCTGGTCTTATGAGTCATAGTACTCATGAGATCAAGGTGACTCACAAAACTCGGTGAGTCTAATAAATGCTATGGCCAATATTATCCGGGTGTGTCGGGAGTCTGGTATCCGACCTTGTTTGGAACGAGGGGCACGCAGGTTCAAATCCTGTCGCCCGGACATCGCACCCGTTGGTACTAAGTATCGAACTCTAAATAGAGCGAATACGGAGTACCAACGGGGTAGTTTTGAAGTACCTAGTCTACATGATCACAAACAAAGTCAATGGAAAGCGATATATCGGCTGCCATAAGACCGATGATGTAGATGACGGGTACATGGGTTCCGGAAAGTTAATCCGTCGAGCCATCAAGAAGTACGGTAGCGAGAACTTCGCCAAAGAAGTTCTCGCTACTTTCAAATCTGAAGACCAGATGTTCGATGAGGAGAAAAACCTCATCAGTAAGATCGATCCGGAGTACAACCTTCATGAAGGCGGTAACGGTGGTTGGAGTTACGTTAATTCCTCTAGTTTATCGGTTGATCTTGATGAACAGAGGCGCCGCGATCTTAGTTTTAAGAAACGCTCGTCTGAAGCTGGAAACGCTGCTAAAAGAACGCTATGGGCTGAAAATCCAGAATGGGCTAATCGTTATAGATCGATGCTTAGCGAGCGAATGAAAGGCCAGAAATATTTTCTTGGTAAGTCGTATTCGAAAAAAACAAAAGAAAAAATGCGTCAATCGCATATTGGAAAACATGATGGCCCAAAGAACTCTCAGTTCGGAACCATTTGGATAACCAATGACTCTGAAAATAAAAAGATTCGTCACTCAGACGCGATACCGATCGGTTAGCGTAGAGGACGTACTAGTAACTGTGTGTAGCTCAGCCTGGGAAGAGTGCTCCCCTCGGAAGGGAGAGGCCAGTGGTTCAAATCCACTCACGCAGACATTTACGAAAGCAAGGTAGCAAGATCGTTCATAACGATAGCCATGTATATGCTCACCACCCTAAGCACGGGTTTGTTAGAGCAGACCATGGTGATCACTCAGATATTTAGTAATTTTTTTCATGATACCGTCGTCTAACTGGTCTAGGACTCTTGACTTTCAATCAGGAAAATGCGGGTTCGACTCCCGTCGGTATCTCCAATCAATGTTGCGAAGTCTTGGATGACTGCCGCGCGCCTCGCCTGGTACCTCACGGGTACACTAAGCCATAGGACTAACCATGGAACGGTTCTATGCAGTATACGGTTCGATTCCGTTGTGCAACATCATTTTTTTATTGGAGTGTACTCAACTCGGTAAGAGAGCTGGCTGTTAACCAGTCATATGCAGGTTCAAGTCCTGTCACTCCAGCCAATTCATAGTCGGTTAGTTCAGCGGAAGAACGCTTCCTTTACACGGAAGAGGCCGGGGGTTCGATCCCCTCACCGACCACCAACAATGCGCGCTTAGTTCAGCGGTAGAATGCTTGCTCGACACGCAAGAGGCCGAAGGTTCAATTCCTTCAGTGCGCACCAACAACGGGGTCTTAGCTCATCTGGGAGAGCGCCTGCTTTGCACGCAGGAGGCGATCGGTTCAAGTCCGATAGACTCCACCAATAACGCGGGTATGAGCGTAATGGATAACGTCCCTGCCTTCCAAGCAGGACATCTCGGTTCGAGTCCGGGTACCCGCGCCAATCACGTCCCATTCGTCTAGTGGCTTAGGACGCTGCCCTCTCAAGGCGGTAACAGGAGTTCGAACCTCCTATGGGACACCAACAACGGGGACTTAGCTCAGTGGGAGAGCAACACGCTGGCAGTGTGTAGGTCAAGGGTTCAACCCCCTTAGTCTCCACCACAAATTGGTAATCAGCATCTGGTTCCGCCGCAGCTTCACCAGCTGACGCGGAGCCAGAAAGTTGGTCGCCATAGCGAAGCGGAACTTTAGTAGGCCAACGGGTGGTGCCGGGAACGAAACAGAACCCTAGTAGCTTTAAGTTTCTTTTACCCTTGTAGCTCAATGGTAGAGCGCTCGTTTTATAAACGAGATAGGCGCCGGATTAGCGCACGATGGGGGTTCGATTCCCTCCGGGGGTACCAATATTTTATGCCTTCGAAAGCATCATGACACTAGGAAAGACTGATGAGCTGCTCGAGAAGTTCTTCAGAGAAGTACTTGACGAGCGTGGGCTTGGTTTCGGGTCGCACCGAGACAGCGGGTTCGATCCCCGCCGAAAAAAGATGGTCTGGCCTCGACATCGCGACGAGGTTTACGGGTTCGACACCCGTTGGCGCTTATTTTTAATGGGACTATGGCAGAATGGCTCATGCACCGAGCTGCAACCTCGGTTATTCAGGTTCAATTCCTGATAGTCCTTCCACTTTTAGAGCAGGTTAAGACGCGGTTTGTCTAAATGGCAAAGAGAACAGTTGGGACGCCAACTACCGATCAGTCACTGCACTTCTATAATGCGGGTATGGTGAAATTGGTAGACGCACCTGCTTTAGAAGCAGACGCGAAAGCGTGGGGGTTCGAGTCCCTCTACCCGCACCAATTATTGTTCTTTAGTTTAATGGTTAGAAC